TCCAGCATATCCAGAAGGAACGGTGAAGCGAGTATTATTTGTCGAGTTATCGTGAAAACCATTTGTGTCTACAATTTCAGCATCCCAAGTGATTTTTGTTTCTGTTGTATTGCTAATTGACTGCGTTGTTGTTTTATATACGCTACAACCAACAAAGGACGGACTAGAAGCAGAAGCCCATTTTAATCCTGTCGCGGTTGTTGAGTCAGCCGTTAAAATTTGCCCATTTGTTCCAACCGCTAATCTGGCTGGTGTATCAGCTGCAGTTGCAGTTATTAGATCGCCCTTGGCATCAACAATTGCGTTCTGAATGGCATTGGAATCATCTTGAGCGACCCAAGTGAAATCCATATCTGTATTCGATGTCTTGGATAAGACTTGGCCCGTTGTGCCGCCTTTAAGATCGACAAGAGAAGTGTCGATGGAGTTGCCTAGCGTTCTAATCGCTAACGCGCCGTCCTTAACAAGGTCGGTGTCGTCTGGGGTCTCCCACCCAAAATTCGTCGTTGTTGCCATTAACTAATCACTCCAATCGCGTCCTGCCATTCTAGGGTATTAAGCACACTATTCCACGTCTCTGCCGCATTGACTTGCTCCCAACGTTGCGCAACGGCTGAAAATTCTATTGGCGAAGCGTTGAGGGTGATGGATAACCCACCCACCGACGCCCTAAACGACCAGCCCTCGACATAACCCGTAAATTCCCCACCTAGCATTTGAGGCGGCAGGTTGGTGATTCGGATTGGTTGGCCCATAAATATATTCAGCAGCGCGTCTCGATCCGCGTCGTCCATTTCGGGATTCTGTAACGGAAAGGTGATGGATTGGAACTTGTATCGAGGATAGGCTCTAAGCTGGATTAATCGGTCGCCCATATCTTCAACGTCTGCGGTGTTTTTAAGGTAAGAGCTGAACTGCTCGGCATAAAGCCCAAAAGTGCTCTGTGATTCTGTGTCTTGGGCGATGTATTGACTATTAAAGTTGTTTCCGTAATCGATAACAATTTTATTGGCTAAATCGCCTTGAGTCTGGACAATTCCGATTCCAGCGCCGATTGCTTGACCGGCATCAAGGTCGGTGTATCCGTTGGCGGTCAGATAGTCTTGTCGATGGCTTGCGTCGGCGTAACCAATAAGCCCGTTAGCGTCTTCGTATAAGTAACCCAACGCCGAGCTTGCAATCTGATTAGCAATCGTCGAGATGACTTGATCCGTAATCTGTCGGCTTGCCATCGTATATTCGCCAGCGTCAATTTCACCCAGTCCGATATTTGACGCATTAGCCCAAGTCTCGGTTGCGTCATATGTGGCCCAAGTTTCCGCAGGAGGAACTTCATTCCAAGAACTAAGAAGCAGGTCATCAAGTAGGTCGGTTATTTGACCGCCATCTAAACCTTCGGCAAGGTTGCCATCGAAGGTTGCTCGTTGAAGTCTCGATAATGGCCCAATGGCGGTGATGTTGATAATTGTCGGAGCAGCTGTCGCTCCGGCTCTTTGAACAACTTGTCTAATATCAGAAATCCGACCACCCCAAATTGGGACGTAGGCTGCGGTGCTGTCTTTAACTTCGATGGTAATGGCAGTATTGACTGCAAAATTATACACAGTTTCCGAGGTATTGATTAATCGAAGTTGGCAATAACCAGCAGGAGTAGGGCCATTGATATCAATGCGACCGGACGTTACCGTTAAATCTGCCAAGGTGACTGAGGTAATGGTCGTTCCATTGGCTTTTATGCGCCAGTCAGGAGTCCAAACCGTCATAAGACCTGCGCGGTATTTCTGAAATCGCCAGCCCCAGTTGTGCCGCGATTAGTTGAATTGTTCAATGCAAGAACAACTGCCCGAGTGAATCCTTCCTCATCTATAACCGATGGAGCTTGGACATTGATTGTTATACCAGCATTTTCAGCCATACGGAACGAGCCCGGATCGAATACCCCACCTTGTTCCGTCGGTGCTACAAATGTGCCAGCTTGAACCTGACGTGCCAATTCTGGCGAAAGCGCAGCAAGACCTTCAAGACTTTTACTCTGATTTCTTAGCGCATCAGTGAAAACATCGACGGCGTTCAACATCAGTTGTCCCCAGTCAGTGCCTTCACCTGTGTCAATTTTTCCAGAAGATTGCGAAACTCCCGTCGAAATGCTAGGTATTCCACCAGCACTTGTCGTAGTCGTTGTGCTACCACCGGTTATCTTTGGTGGCGTGATTGTGACGCCAGACGGCAAACTGGCACTTGGAACTGTATTGGAACCCACAGCACCGCCCGTTGTGCCTCCGATTTTTGGCAATGTTGGAATGTTTGGCGCTATTGGAATTCTGTTATATGCAGCAATGGCTTTATTGACTCCATCAATAGCAATATTTACAAGGTTGATAATTGATCGAATTGCATTATCAATGACCGTGACAATTCCATTTACAATGTTTGTTACGACAGTCAAAACGGGAGTAATCACATTCGATACTGCCGAAAATGCTAAACCGATTCCAGCAATCGCATTGACAACTTGATTTTTTAATAATGGGACAAAAAAATCAACAAAGAAATTATAGATAATTTTTATTGTATTAAGAATATTATTGAAACTTTCTTTATTAGCTTCAATAGCAGACGTCATTTTATTGAACGCTTCGCGCACAGCTTCAATTATAGGGTTTAAGAAGTTTTGCGTTTCCGTGATAAATGCTTTTATTCTGTCGGTAAGTCCTGAACCATTGGCATTGGAAAATGCTCCAGCAACCTTTTCAATAATTGGTAAAAATTTGTCGTTAAATAAATTAACAACATTCAATGCAATTGGCAATAAAGCCTCTCCCAAAATTATCTTTGCCTCTTCAAGTCTGGCACTTAGAATTCTTTGACTGTTTGCCATTCCGTCAGCTGTTCGAGCAAAATCACCTTGTGCGTCTGTCGTTTGTGATAAAACGACCTTGTGCGCTGCCAAAACTTTTTGTTGCGCTGTCAGAGTGCCTGTTCCAGAATAGATGCCCATTTCCATCGCTTTTGCTTTGAGAGTGGCATCATTAAGCAATACTCCATAAGAACGAATTGGCTCTGACTCTCCGCGAAGTGCAGCACCTAAAGCAGTAATAGCTTGATCTACTGAAGTGTTATTAAAAGAAGCTAAATCTGAAGCTAGTTTTACAAATTCAGTTGAAAATTCTGCTAATTGTGTTCCAGTTAATCCGGCAGCTTTACCAAAAGTTGCGAAGGTGCTAGCAGCATTTTGAGCTTGAGTTCTAGTCTGTCCTAGGCTGGCTGCGGCAGTTGTAGCAAATTTACGAATTTCATCAGCGGCATCGCCAAAAATAACTTGAACTTTGGAAGTTGATTCAGCTAGGTCTGAAGCTGCGGCGACGGCTTCTTTACCTACCTTGATTGCCATAGCACCGGCAGCAGCACCGACAGCTGCAAGAGCAACTCCGGCCTTCTTAGCAAAATCGCCTAGTTTATCGCCGAATGTGACAGTCTCTTTATTAGCATCAGACATACCTTTGACGAATTGCTTTGTCTCGGCAAGAACCTCAAGTTTTAACGTTCTGTAATCTTGTGCCATTAGTTCTTCCAGTTCTTGACAACTTTATTGACTTCTCGCATCCACTTTAGAGTCAATTCAGGTTGAATAGCGCGAAGTGTTGGATATATGAACCAACCTCTGGATCCGTTGCCAAAACGTCCTGACCAACTAGGAAACTGCTTGAATCTATCGGAACCAAATTCCAATCCGCCCCAAAGTTGTTGCGTGGTTCCCCCGCCTGAAAGACGCTGACCAGCGAAACCGAAAGATAGACGCCCTGTCTTTGAACTACGAGAGACTGTTGAACCATCGACCACTTTTCTGACTGCTCCGGCTGATTTTGTTCTGGTATATCCGGCAGCTTTGATTTTGTCTTGCGCCAGTGATGCGATTTCATACGAAACTTGACGAGCGCCTTCGACAGCTTCTTCGCCCATAACTGTAAAAGTCTTAGCCAGAGAAGCAAGCTCGCGCTTGCTATACGCACTAAACTCAACTTCACCCGCCACTGTTTCGCTTCTCCAAAATCTCTAAGGCTGTCAGTATATCTTCCGCTTCTGTCCAGTATTGCATCGGAATATGTGTCGCTATTGCTAGCTCGACAATCAACCGACCTAGACTTCCGCGCTTGTGGCTTTTGGGTCGTTGGCTCCAGCCGTTACATCTGCGACTGTTTCCATCCACACTTCAAATGGTTTCACTGGCTTGCCAGTGACTTCTCTTTTGTGAGCGTGGTAAGCGAGAAAGAGCAGGTCGTACATTCCAATTCCCTCATCAAGTTTTGAAACAACTTTGCCCGTGCTCTTTTCCCACTTAGCCCACTCTGGCGGGGCTGCATAGTACGTTGCAACTTCGCCTGAGTTGTATTCAATTGTGATTGGTAATTTCATCTCCCGATTGCTCCGATCTCTTAACTAAATGTTTCTGTTGGTGTTCCAACAACTGTCATCGTCCAAGTATCCGTGAGAGCTCCTGGAGCTGCTCCACCTGCGCTTGGGAAGATTGGCAATACGTTGAACGCGAAAACAGCTCCAGTCGCAGCGGTAAAGCTGACAGCCAAAGTTGTGTTTGGTGCTGATTCGGCATCAGCCCACATTGCTTCAAATAGGGAGCCAGCTGCGCCCCAATCCTGAAGCAATTCAATTGTGAATGTCCATTGCTTATCAACAGACTTGTAAGCGCGACCATCGAGAGTTTGATAAGTTTCGATAATGGTCTCAGCTGAAAGGGTCGCAGAAGTCGCTTGAGCATCGTAGGACGCAGAGTCCAACGTGAAAGTGACATCGCGGCCAGTGATAACTGTCGTTGCCATTGTTTCTCCTAGTTTGTTTGCTCGTAGCGGACGCTCAAGCGAATATCGGCACACAATAGGTTAGTCGTGCCAACTGTCATTACCGATGGTTTTTCAACCACAGATAATTCATACTTGGAAGCGCTCAACGCCCCAAGAATACTAATTACTAATTTTTCCAAATTATCCAGCGAGGCTGAATTCGAAAAATAAGCAACGCAAGCTGTAATTGTGTAATTCAATTTGACGTGAGTTAAATTTTTACCGATTAATTCAAGTTCCATATACGGAGCATCAGGCACAATTGCAACAGCTGGGACTATTGGAGCTTCTGGAACGTGATCATAGACATTGGCAGTGACGCCCGCTAGGGCAGTTTTAATAACTCCCCGGATATCTGATGCGATTGATGATGGCACTATCCCACCATTGTTTCAGTATCTAAATACGGGCCAAGCAATCCTGTCACTTTTGCAAAAAGATTTTTTGATAAACGATAAGGAGTGACACTAAAATCTACTCCTTCAATGGCTCCACCAGCGGCGGTTCTTGCTTGGAAGATTTCGACAGAAATAGCCAAAACTGCAGCCTCGACGTTTGCATTTCCGACGTAGGTTGTGAGGCCAGAGAGCGCAGCGTTTCCTGCTGGAATAATGTTTTTTTCCAGTATGTCTGCATTTGTGATGGCGGCGGTAAATACATAAGGGCCAATTAAATCATCGGTGACGGTATGAGTGCCATTAAACGGCGCGCCGCAACCTGTAATGATTACCGATTGACCTTCGGTAAATTCGTGAATTGTCGCGGTGTGGAAATAGGCGACATTATTGGTTAGTTCAACTTTGTTGATTTTGCTTTGGAAAGTGACGAGCATTGGAATAACGATATTTTCCGAAGCGTCACATATGTCGTCAAGATAAGCGTCTGAATAAAGGGAAGACGAGACGCCAAGGATAGTTCTTAGCTCTGAAGCCGTGACAATGGTTGGCATCTCGTTTCCTTTCGATCTAGAGGGTGACAGGCCAGCTCGGGAGCGGACTGGCCGTCACTTTTAGGGATTTAACTACGCGACCATCCACTTATACGCACCAGCTGCAACCTTGGTTGCGAGTGCGCCGTAGCCGTAGTAAGCGACCTCAATTTGGCCGTTTAGTGCGACGTTTGTCTGGAGGCGGAAGCGTGAGGACTCATACCAAGTGTATGCGTCTGGGTTGATGATGATGATTGAGTTATCACCAGTTGGAGCTGCAGTTGCGAGGTTACGAGCAACGCGGAGGTTTAGTCCGAGTACGTTTCCGCGAACTGCGCCGCCGGAAAGGTTTCCACCTTGATTTGATGGGCCGATAAGGTTCTGGTAAATCGGACGGCCAGCATCAGCGAGGTTCATAATGTTGCCCCATTGTTCTGGGCTAACAAGAATGTTTGTCGCAGTTCCGAGAGTTCCCTTATAGACGGAAACTGAAGCATCGGATACGAAGTCAAGGAAACCAGCAGCATCGAGAGTGCGGTTGCCGCCATCAGTTCCACCAGCAACAAGGCCAGCGATTACTGCGACGTCTGTCGCCTTTGCGTATGCATA